TGGGCACCGCGCAGTACGTAAGAGCAACAGCAACGATTTCCAGGTCAACAGCGAACGTAGCATCGCTTGTTGCAGGCCTCGAGAGAAACTACTCGAACACCTGATCAGACGTATGGGCACTGTGAATGGCAACATACACGATCACATCAACAATCAACATCGATGCTTTGCCTGCGAAGGGCGGTTCTGACACGTACACGATCAACGGAGGAAATCTCTTCGTTGATCAGGACAGCAGGTACGGGTACAACCAGTTCTCAGGCTCAGCGATGGGCAACATTACGTTGTCAGCGACGGCGGGCGGGACAGTTGAGTTCAATGCAACAGCTGTAAGGCTGATTCCTTTCGATTCAGGGTTCGGAACAGTACCTCTATCGAATGCGATCGTATCAAGCTCGAACGGAGCCTCAGGATCGCTGATCGGCGTGTACCCGTCGTTGACGTCCGCTCCACTGACGACGGGTTCTTCCATGCCGTCTAATGGTTACCTGAAGATCAAGAAATGGAACGGGCTAGCGTTCAGCTCCGGAGCTTTGTTCGGAGCGAATGCTAGCTCTCCTGGGAATGATGTCGCTGGTTGGATCGAGATCGTTGGCGTTGATGCGTTGACAGCGACCGTCAATCGTCTCAACACGTTCAAGGTTCGTGGTGATTGGTATGACCTAGGCTTGACGACAGGAGATGGAACATCATCGTACCAGATTCCAAACAATGGCGGCCCGATCTACGTTCCAGGCGTGTGGGTGGAAAAATCTTCCGGAAGCAATTCGTTCGAATTCTATCCGCACATGGGATCAGGATCGATCACATCAAGCATTGCAACTGATCAGATCAGGGGGAAGTACTGCTGGATAACCAGGTCAGGTTCAGTTCAATTTCAACCTGTCACAGGCTCGAATACGTCAGGTTACCTACCTTCCGCTTCACTTAGGGTGAGGGTACCGAACATTCTGTTCTCCTGCTGTGCTGCAGCAACAAGGCACATCAACTCAATCCCAAACGCAACGCTGGCGACACGGTACGATTTCACAACAACCGGTGCAGGCGTCATCGACATCGATAAAGCATTGATGTGCTGGTACCCGTCGTTTGCCCAACCTTTTTCTGTAAAACTGTCCAACGTCGGGATCATGACGCAGCTTCTTGTTTCCGAGATTGCATCACCAATCTCATGGAGTCAGGTTGGCGTTGGGCTTGAAGCTCAGAACAGTCAGGTTGCGCTGTCGATGGCGACATGTCTGGCCGGAGGAACTATCTCCGACAGCGTGTTCACAAGGGCGAACATGGCAGCGGCTAGCTCGTACGTGTCATCAATGACCGATGTTGCAGGTATGACGTTCGACAACGTCAAGTTGATCTCTCCTGTCTACCGGTTACAAACGACTGCCGGCGCTCAGACGTTGTTGCGTGTCAGCGACACCACATTCAAAGATACGACGTTTGGAGGAGGCGGCGCGTTGATCACGACGTGCACTGATCTTCTTTACACCGGTACAGTGTACTACGATCATCCAAACACCACATCGTTCATCGTCACAATGTACGCGTGGAGCATCGCCTCAGCGTGCGCCCGATTGAAATTTGACGGGTTGTCATTCGGTGGTTTACGGATGGTTCAACCTGCGTCCGGACTTTTAAGCGTCGGTGCTGCCGCATGCACCGACATCAAGCTTAGAAACGTGGGATCACCAACTGAACCACTCGACATGGGTGATGCTCAGCAGGACAACGTTAGCTGGTCAAGGGTAACAACGACGGCGACTGTCGCTAAGGTGTCGCATGGTCTCAAGACTGGCGATCAGATCTACGTGTTTCAGACTGGTGTTGTGGCAGCAATCATCATTGGGTTCAAGACAGTTTTGTCAGCACCAACACCTGATACATTCACGTTCACGTGTTTGAATGCTGGCGCTACCACCGGAACGATCAGCTATTACCCCACCGTTGTTGGCAGTATTTTTGTGATTGCTGGTGCGTCAGCTGCGAACGGCGTTGAGGTCAAGAGGATCTACGCGTCGCACATCAGATCTGCGCTCTACACGTCTGATAACTCAGCAAAGAACGTCATCGTAGAGAACGTGCAGACTAATTACAACTCTGCGCCTGTCAATGCATCATTGAATGTATCGATGCGTGGTGTTGTTGCAACTCCTCCTCTTGGCGCGCAGGTGTCAGTGTACGGTACGCACTGGTTCGATGCGTACACGGGAGAAAATTCTCTCTTGACATCTAGCCTTGATTGGTCAAGGATCACAACAACAGCAACAGTCACAAGTTCACTTCATCAACTCAGAACGTCAGAATTGATCAACGTTTTGACGTCTTCAGCGACAGCGTCAATCCTGTTGGGACAGAAGACGATCACGGTAACATCATCATCGTATTTCACGTTCACATGTCTTAACGCTGGAGCGACCACGGGAACGCTCGATTTCGTGCCGATGAACAGTCGTTTGGGTCTTCAGATGAACGAATCGACGGTCGACACCGAGGATCAATACACGATCGATTCCGGAACACCTGGGTTCACCTCAGCAGGTACGTTGTCAATGCCCATCATCGGGCAACAGATCACGTTCGTCACACCGGATTACGTGTTGGGTCATCGTGGCTTTCATCAAGCCGAAGCGCAGATCGTCGGTGCAACGTTGACGAACTTTGACATCTTCTACTCGCTTGATCTGAACGATGGATCTGGGTTCGGCGCGTTCAAAAATCTTTCGTACACTCGTGCAGGTGGAGCTGGTACGACAGGTACGCAAACGATCACGATGACGAACACAACCGGTGTTCAAGTTGGTGATTTCATCTTTGGAACGAACGTTGGACCGTTGGCGTACGTTACAGATGTCGTCAACTCAACAACGATAGGCGTGAACATCGCCAACATCGGTGCTGTCTCGGGCATCCTGAGGTTCAACCGGCTCCCGGCTGAGGTTGTAGATCCTGTGATTGGTTTCAAGATGAAAGTCAGGTTCGTGACGGCATTGACGAACGCTCAAGCTATCACAGCGCTGTACGTTTTTACGAAAAATTCAAACGCAGATCGTAACGTGCAGTACCCGCTCGATCTTGTTGACTTGACGTTGACGAACCTCAAGGATCCTTCAGAGGTTCGTGTGTTCGCCAGCGGCACGACAACGCTCATCGCCGGAGCGGAGAACGTCGTTTCAGGATCTTTCACGACCAAGATCGATTCAACGACGTACCCGTCGGTTGATATTGCGGTGCTGTCGTTGGGATACCAGAACATCAGGTTGCTATCCCAGGTGCTCGGCGATGGTCTTTCCATCCCAATTTCACAAATTGTTGACAGGCAGTACTTTAACTCATGATCTACGTGTTCGATGGGGAGAACAGAACGATCACGCCTACATCGACTGATCCATTCACCGTCGTTGACATGTACTCTCGATGGAAGGAATGGCTCGTCCTGTCTGACAACTCGAAGCATCCAATTGCGTTCAGATCCGTTGCAGGCGATCCGATCGGACCTGGGCAAACGATCTCGCCGTACGTGTTCCTGAACACCGTTGACGGTTGGAAGATCAAGCCTTACGAGGCTGATTACGAGCTAAAGATCTCTGGTAACCTGTATGCTGAGGATCCTGATGATGCAATGTTTGCGCCCACGATCGGATCGTTCACCGTTTCAGTGATCGTCGAGCGTTCATCAGCGTCTATCTCAACGACGGTGGGTGGCATCGATCAAGCAACCGTTCAAGCAGCGCTATCTGCACAAGGGTACACAACATCAAGAGCGCTAGCGATCGACAACCTCGATCAACCCATATCGTCAGGAAGTTTGTCGAACACGCAGCAGACGATGCTCCTGGAGATGTACCGTATACTTGGTCTCGATCCAACGCTGCCCTTGGTTGTCACGCCGACTTCAAGGAAGGTTCCAGCGAACGGAAGCGAGATTGAACAATCGATCAGCAAAGTTGGTACCGTTGTCACGGTGACAAGGAGCTGAGATGACGCAGGTTGATCCCGGATCAGTCGCGATCCAGGGGATCGGGGACGATGAACTAGCGGTCGCGAACCAAGGGTTCATCCTTGGCGAGGGCTCAGGTTCGCAGATTCGGAATCGAATCATCACTCGAGGCCTGGGAATGAGCCGCGGGAAAGCCGGTCGTGTCGGTCCGATCACCCAAGGTTACGGTGGTCCTTCCTCGTTCATCGTCGAGGTGATCAGAAGGAACCTTGATTTCAGGCGTCGCTACGGCGGCACCGGCAACAGGGACCGTTTCGAAAAGCTGTACCCGATCGTAGTTTGGGCAAAGTTGATAGAGGTCAACGGTCGTCACCCAAGCCGCCCGATCGAGGGCTTTACGACCGTTTCCGTGAAGCATGAGAATTCCAAACGTGCATCCGTAGGTTTCCTAACCTCACGTGTGAAGAGCATTCTCGAGGTCGTGAAGGTCACCGTGCGAAGGATCAGGAATACTTAGACGAAGTGGAAACCCTGATCGAGACAGTCACGCTTGATTCTGACGAGAGTAACGAACTGCTCTTCAAGGTACGGATCGAAGGCGCGGAGCAATCGCCTGCGAAGGTACGACTAGTCTGCGAAAGCAACGACGTATCGTTGATGTTCGAGGGACATCGATCCGATGCTGGTGAGGACATCGTGCAGTTCGACCTCCCGATGATGAAGGGAAAGCTTCCTGAAGGAACGTACCCTGCAAGGGTCGAGGTGCTGATCGAGGATCGATACTTCGTTCCCGTGAAGTTCAACATGCACTTCAAGAAGACTGTCACCGTCGTTGCCGAGGCTGTGAAGCTAGCACCTCGCGTTCAGAAGCCCACCTTGACGGTGACTGCTGCACCAATCGTTCAAAAACGAATCGTCGAGTCAACGCCTGTCACCACGCAGGCTAACAACCCACAGAAGTCTGCCTTGAGGAAGAGGATCGAGGAGAAGAGGAACATCGAGGACCTCGACTCGCAATCGATCATCAGGGAAGCTAGGGAGTTCGTCAAGGGACAACGAAGCTGACGTCGCGCGTGAATAGTTAGTCACGTGCCAACTTTCGTAGAGACGATAAACCCGACCCCGTTCGCGTTCTTCGACTCGGACGCCCAGTTCCAGTCAGAGGCTGATGGAATGGTGATGTTTGTCAAGCGCAAGCTTGGTGATGATGTCCTTTCAGTTGAGCTGACGAAGAAGGAGATTTGGGCATGCTTCGAGGAGGCGTGCTGTGAGTACAGCCGCTTGATCCATGAGATGAAGATCGAGTCTGAACTCATCAACGTTCTTGGTCTCCCAACAGGCAGCACTGATCTCACGAACATCTTTCCCAGGCAATCGTTCGAGTATCTGATCAGGTTGTCGCAACCGTACGCAACCGAAGCGTTCATGGGAGGCACATACGATGCTCAGCTTGGATACATCAACCTGATCCCGGGTCAGCAGGATTACAACATCTACAACGACATCAAGGAGACTGTCTCAGGCAGCAACCTCTGGCTGTCTATCCCACCCGAGCAGCGAGGCGCGATGCGGATCGTTGAGGTTTATCACTTTGAACCGTTTGCCGCGCAGCACACGTTGATCAACGCCTCCAACATCACGAACTTCCTTGCAACGAATTTCAACTACGAATCGTACGTAAACAGCACGGTCTTCTACGTCCTTCCAGTCTTCGAGGACGTTCTACGTCGTGGTATGCTGGAAACTGCCGCTCGTGTCAGAAGGTCGAACTACAGCTACGAGATTCTCGGAAGCAACCTGAGGATCTTCCCGATCCCAATGAGCGATCTTCAGCTCGGGAGGTTGTACGTCAAGGTGTTTGCCAAGCCTCACAATGCTGTCAACCCTGACATTGGCATCTCAGGATCAGTTTCAGGTAGCATCTACGATCCCACGTTGTACGGCGTGTCCGGACCGAGCAACTTCCCGGTCAACAACCTTCCATTCTCATCCATCACGCAACCAGGTCGTCAATGGATCAGGCAGTTCACGCTAGCGCTAGCGAAGGAGCTTCTTGGTCTGATCAGGTCGAAGATGAAGACGATCCCTATTCCGAATGCAGACCTTCAGCTTAACGGCGATGAGCTTCGAGTTGATGGACGTGAGGATCAGGGTAGGCTTAGGGATCAGCTGAAAGAGTTCCTCGAAAAGCTCACGAACAAAGCGTTGCTTGAGGCTCAGGTTTCGGTTGCACAGTCGCTTCAGGCTCAGTTGAGGCTGATTCCCATGCCGTTGGGCAAATCCATCGTGATCGGTTGAGGTGATCGATGTCAAGGCTTTTCATCACTCCACGTGAGCTAAACTTCATCTCTGACATCTCGAAAGAGGTCATCAAGGATGTGATCGGGCAGAGGATCTACTACTATCCTGTCTCAGAGTCACGAACGAAAGTTCATGGCATCTACAACGAATCGTTGCAGAAGGTCTTTGACAAGCCGATCATCCTCGATGCGCTTGTGGACAACATCACGCAAGCAGACACGAAGATCGATTCGTTTGGTATCGATCAGCAGTACAGGGTCGAGGTATTCGTGCATTACAGGGACATGGTTGAAAAGGGAATCGATATCTCGATCGGTGATTTCTTCTCGTTCAGCGATGTGTTCTACGAGATCACTGAAGAACAGGTGATGAGAAACGTGTACGGTCTCCCGGAGCACAAGGTCGGAGTCAAGATGATCGGAACGAAGGCTCGTACTGGGCAGTTCGAAACCATCCTCAGGGGTCCAACTGACATCTCATACTCCGATGCTGATGCCGTGCAGAAGAGCTTCGAGCAACAACGAGGACGCGCTGAAAATTCAGAGGGACCAACGGGTGACGTACGTGATCTCGTCAAGGCAGGTGTCCTCGAACAATCATTGACCGGAGCGAGGAAGGTCAATGAAGCAGGTGCGCTGTCTGACAATTCGCATCATGGATCCTCTTTTTACGACGATGAGTGAGTGATCTATGGCCGGAACACGTTACACAGCAACCAGCAAAACACGCTTGAACGTTCCTGGCTTGAGATCTGGGTACGACAATCAGAACGTTGCAACCGATATCACGATCCCGTCAGTCGGTGTCGAGGACGTGGATGAAGCTCTGTTCAACCTGTTCGACAAGGAGATCAACTATCAGGTTGTTAGGTCGAAGGAGAATCGTGAGGAGATTGCACGTGTTCCGATCATCTTCTCCGCTTCTGAAAAGTGGGCCCTAGCAAAGAAAAAGAACGGATTCAGGGATCGAAATGGATCGCTTATTCTTCCCTTGATCACGATCGTCAGAACGACCATTCAGCAATCAGTGGATGACATCACGGGTCGAGGGATCAACCAGCAGACGGGTGAGCTTGTCATCAAAAGAAGGCTCGACAAGTCGGATCGCTCCTACCAGAACCTGATCAACAAGCACATGATCAGAAACCAATCAAACGTTGCAACGAACGAGGACAACGATGGATTCTCGACGGGTAGAACTGTCGGATCGTTGATCGAGGATCCCATCGTTTCGATGGGTGGGTTGTTAGCTGGAAACGTTCGAAAGAACGTGTATGAGTTTCTCACCCTACCCTCTCCCCAGTTTTTCACAGCCATGTATGAGGTCACGATGTGGGCCCAGTACACCATCCAGATGGTTCAGATGGTCGAACAAACGATGGCATCGTTCCTCCCACAGGGAAACGCTTGGAAGCTGGATACGAAGAAAGGTTATTGGTTCATCGCAACCATCGACGGCAACGTGTTCAATGCTGAGAACAACCTCGAGAACATGTCAACTGACGAACGGATGATCAAGTACAAGTTCACTGTGAAGGTGCCCGGGTACGTTCTTGCAACCGGCGTCCCCGGCGCGCCCGTTCCCGTCAGAAGGTACGTCTCAAGTCCTGATATCAACTTTGATGTGGGCCTTGGCCCAGGCGCTGAGCTCACAGAGGTTGGCGGCATCGACGAACCGTTCTTGGGTTCTGACGATCCAACGTTGCCCATGGATCAGGAAAGGTCGAAGCGAGCGGATCAACGTTTTGTAAACGATACGAGGCTGTACCCAAAAACAAACGATGAGGCAAACGTTGATGATCCTGCGCTCTTGGGACCACCAAGAAAAAGGATCCTTCCGAAGTACAGAAAGATCTCGATCAGGGACTCCTCCGGAAGATTGGTGACTCGTGTTGTACGCGTGACAACGACGAGCTCGCAGTTCGGTGAGTCAACGTTGAGCGGTGCGAACCTAGGAGAGCTATCTATCGTCGTTACCGATGACTGATGCCCGTACTGGCTTTCGGGCCCGCGAATGATACTTATCACTGCGATTACCGCCTAGAGGAGCCACATAATGCCCGAGCAGACTTTCAGGTCACCAAACTTCTTCGACCGAGAGATCGACCTTTCAGCCCCGCAGCTGCGTGGACCGGTCGGTACTCCGGCAGGAGTCATCGGTACCTCGAACAAGGGCCCAGCCTTCGTGCCCGCTACTGTTGCCAACTTCGATGAATTCATCTCGATGTTCGGTAACCTCGACCCAAAGAGGTTTGGGCCTTACGCTGTCAACGAGTTCCTGAAGCACAGGGCAGCGTTGACCTTCATGCGTGTCCTTGGTGCAGGTGCCAACACGCTCGATGGGGACATCTCGTTGACGCTTCAAACCGGTCGTGTGAAGAACGCTGGATTGAAGATGGAGGGAACTGTTGCTCCGAACGACGCTCGCGGTCGTCACGTTGGTGCGGTGCAGTTCCTTGTCGGTCGTCACATGCTGCAGGCGAACGAAGCGTACGGCATGCCGCTGTTCACCGACAACCGCAGCTTCTCTGGTGGATTTGCGAACATCGTTCGCGGAATGGTCATGATGACCTCAGGCGCGCGGATGATGGTCCTCGACGGCAACGAGTCATCGGTGGGTGTTTTCGGTGGCAACGGACCAGACGATCTTGCAACGCCTGTCGGTGGCAAGTTCAAGCTTGTCATCTCATCAACTTTGGGAAATTCGTTCACGAACACCGACGGAAGCCCGGGAGTGAAGATCCTGACGGCATCGATGAACCCAACCGATGCCGATTACTTCGCGAAGGTTCTGAACACGGATCCCGATAAGTTCGTCCTCGAGCAGCACCTCCTCTACGCCGACTTCGCTGTCGACGATGAGCTAGCAACGCCCGTGACTGTCGCTGTCCTATCAGGATCCGCGGCAACGTCAACGATGTCTGGCGAGCCAACGACGAACTTCAGGCAGGCATTCGGTGCATTCGACACCAGGTACACCACGCCTCGCTCGACGTTCTTCATCTCGCAGCCATTCGGTGCAACGGAACACGATCTGTTCAACTTTGAGTCGATCGACGATGGAGAGTTCGGCAACAAGCTCTACAAGATCGGCATCACGAACCTCAAGGCATCGCTCGATGATGCGCAGCCCTACGGAACGTTCACGGTGCAGATCAGGGATTGGAACGACACGGACGTCAACCCTGTGGTCATCGAGGCGTACCCGAACTGCTCGTTGAACCCGAACGCTGACAACTACATCGCGAAGCTGATCGGCGATCGAAAGGTGACCTTCAACTTCGATTCATCGATCGTTGCTGAACGTAGGGTCGTCACCTTCGGAAAGTACCCGAACCGTTCGAAGCTCGTAAGGGTGATCGTTTC